TCCTTCAGGGTCAACTATATAAGTTGCTCTGAAAGGTACTCCATTTTCATTGTCAACTATACCTAATGCATTAGCAAGGTATAGTCCACAGTCTGCAGCAAGAATGTGTCTAATATTTCTTATAGAATCATTCTGCTCTTTCCATGCGAGTTTACAATATTCATTGTCTCCACTGATGCCTATAACATCAGCTTCTCCAACAAGGTAATCCATGTCTGCGATTTCAGTTGGACAAATAAAAGTAAAATCTTTTGGGTAAAAGTATACCACACTCCATTCTCCCAACAGGACATCAACATCGATGATTTCCTTGCCATCTACAGCGGCCATTGAAAAGTCTGGAAATTTTTCTCCTACTCCTATCATTGTAATCTCCTAAGATATAGAGAACTCAGAATCGACATCAGAAGGAGCTTCAGCACCCTCAGATGGTTGAGTTACTCTTTGTAGAAGCTCTAATTGAGCATCTGGGGTTGGTCTTGCAAGAACGTCGTCCATAGAACGCAAGTCAGTAAGTGACTCTTTTTCTGCGTCAGTTAACGGTCTTGGTTTGCACTTAAGTGCTTGAAGCCTATACTCTACATTAAAAGCCATAGGTCCAGTTTTAACTCTTTGGAAGTGAACGTCCCAACCTGTTTCAGGGTCGGTAGGATCGCCTAAGTCTTCAGCGGCAACCATTATCTGTTCCATGAGTTTCTTTTTTAGATTGACAACTTTTACATTGCCATCAGTTGGGTCAATAGCTTGAATAGCGTATGCCCAGCCACATTTTAAGTCAGGAAAAAACTCTCTTACATAGTCTTTTTCCTTGTTGTTAAATGTCTCTGTATTTCTGTCGAAAGCAAGACATTCCATAGGAATATTCTTACCATTTTCGCCTTTAATCCAGTAAACATATCTTGGCAGTATGTCTCCTACTAGACGGAAAATGTTATCTCCTTCTTTGTAAGTATACTGATCGATTGAGGATTTTTTTGCACTCCCCTGTGCTTCTCCAAATTTTAATGCCATTATGTTCTCCAATTAGCGTTATCTTCAAATAAAAAATGTACTAGACCATTGTCTATTCGAAGCAGTCTGTTGCGATTTACTATCGTTGTCTCAACAGGTAAGTGTAGCAACTCTAGTGTTGTCTTACCTGTTTGTTTATAATTGAAATAATTACGGTATGAAGCCACAGCTATATACTCAGCTGCCTCTTTATTACTATAATACTTTCGTTCAGCCAGAAGCTGTCTCGGATTTAACAGAAAGCTATCCCCGAGAAAACTTTTCCCAAAATACTTGTAGGTTTTGTCTTTACGACTGGCTGGGATTCTCTTGTAAGTCAAGAGATGAATAATAGTGAGAATTGAAACACTATCGCCTTTCGCTTCTCTAAATATCTTTTCCCAATTATATTTTATCATATATTATAACAAATTTTGAAACTGTTGTCAAGACATATTTTTCGGAGGTGGCTATAGGGTTGATATTTCGTACCCTTGTTTAATATAGTAGCCTGTACGCATACTAGCCTGCCTCTTTGCAGTCTTTCCAATTAAATTAATATCCACTACTACAGGTTGTTGTTTCCCCTCGTAGTCCCTAATTATTCTTCCAATGAGCTGTGTAAGTAACGGCTCATTATTTACTGGTGTTGCAAGGATTAAACAGCTAAGAATATTTAGAGAAATACCCTCAGAGAATATAGCTTGTGTCCCATACAGAACATCTTTATCCTCATAAATCTGATTAATTATTTCACCTCTGTTTTCGTGATGGACTGCACCCGTCACACAAACTGCGTTATCACCAGTGAGTTTCGCGCAGTTCTTTAGGAAGTCTACTCTATCAGATACCACTAACACTTTATGACCTTTAGCTGCATATGATGATGCAGTCATAGCCACAGAATGTTGATACTCTGGGTTGTAGGCTAACTCATTTATTCGATTAGCCCAAGGGATAGAGTTTCCGTCCATGAATCGTATATCCATTGGTAGGATATGTACTTTTGGCATCATAAAGTTTTCCTTTGGTGGTTTTAAAACATTGTTTCCAAAGTAATCTCTAAACACTACATGTCTGCCATCTTTTCTTTCTAATGTGCCTGTAAGTCCAATCTTATATCTAGCACAATTTTTATCTATAATTCTTGAGAAAGTTGGTGCACTACAATGGTGCATTTCGTCAAGAATGATAGTTCCAAAGAGTTGTCGTATTTGTGGAATTTTTCTGTATAAACTCTGAATATTGCCAATTACTATAGGCTTATCAGTTTCAAACTTACCACTACCAATAATGCCAGCTTTAAAACCAAATACTTTTTCTACTTCATCTTCCCATTGTTTCCTTAGAGCCAAAGTATGGGTTACTACTAGTGTTTTTTGACCAAGCTTACCTGCTATTGCAAGACCTGTAAAAGTTTTACCCCAACTTACCCAAGCGTTTATTATACCACCGTCTCCAATTTCGTCATAAACAGACTGCTGGCTTGGTCGTAATTCTAAATTAAACTCAGGGAACTCTACTGGTTTTAGTATTCTTTTATCAGTGATTTCATGGTCAGTTGGTATTAAGTCTTGTCTGCCTACTGGAATAGCAACTAAATTTTGTTTTATTATTGCCATATTTTTTATAATAAGAGGCGGATCGCCAAACTTAAAAGAAGGCACAGAGTAAGTTAATTCCTTATCAATCTTTTGTTTTTGATGAGGAAGTACTTCTAAATATATTCTATCACTTATTACTGCTTTCATATTCTCTTAGCCACTCTCTGTAAGGTATAGGCCTATCTGTTTTTTCCACATATTTTCTGTATTCTTCTTTATTCTCTTTAGATTTATTCATAGTAGCTACCCATTCGCTTGAGCTAGCTTCCCATATTTTTGAATTAATTTCTTTCATTTCCTTTAAACCATTGTACAAGTGAATATCTTGTACCCTTTGTCACTCTTGTTACTTGGTGTCTTATATTTGAGGGGAAGATTATTACTGTTCCTTGAGCTCTTTCCATTGGGTCTACTTTAAATACTAAGTTTCCACCCTTATAATCTTTGGGGTCGGATAACTGAATCGTAACACTTAGTACTCTTTTATTTATAGCATCAGAATCTACATGCCACCCATAGAAATCTCTTACATTATAGGTTGCAAACTGTATGTCTTCAGCTTCTGTAATATCATAGCTTTCATACTTACTTATCGCAAGTTGATGTATATAATCTTTTAGTCCTTGATTTCCAATAAAGGATATTTTTGTAGACCTTCCTTCTGAGACAAGATTATCTTCACCTATTCCAGCATTTAGCTGAGGTCGAGTTAATCCCTCCTCAATAAGTAGGTTACATACTTCTTTTGGTATTAATTCTTTAAATACCTGTATCATACAATCTCGTATTCCATGGATTAACATTTATAGAAGTTCTTACTCCTTTAAATTGTTCTACCCCATGATATAGTCCTGGAGAAAAGATTACTAATCTATTCTCTTTTGGCATAACTTCTACACCGTTCTTAAACTGTAACTTACCATTTTCTAAATTATCTACTTCTAAGTAAAATACTGTAGAGCATATAGGATATCTAGTCACTCCTTTTGTTGTGTACGCAATTTCGTCTTTGTCATAGTGCCACTGCATAGGTCTAGTATTTGTATGTGACCAGTAGTCATAGCCTATCATTTTGCTAGTATTGAAATATTTTCCTGCATGTCTAAGAATTTGTAAACACATTTCTGAGTTGTCATGGTCACATTCTAAAAGATGCCAACCTTCCCCCTCTTTGTCAAGGACTCCGCTAACAAAATTATCTGTAGAACGATTTATACCTTTCTTCCAAAACTTCATTTGCAAATCAGTAAATACTCCATCTACTACTGCAATCATAATTTTACTGCCAATAGAATAAATATACCTAACATTATTATATTTGCAAAAAACATAAGTATGCCTAGTATCGTATGATACCATATCCATCTTGTTTTATAAGCATTCTCTATTGTTAAGTCTGCAGGGTCAGGTGATTTTTCTACTTGTTTTTGTACTAAATCGTCTTCTTCATTTGAACCCCACAGTATTTGATACCATTTTTTCATATTTTTCTCCATGAGTTCTTTTTCTTTTCAGTAGATGTGTCATACAGAAGCCAAGGAATACTATCTCTATAAAGTATTCCTGCCCATGTTTGGTCATCTCTAAGTGGTCTATCTAAAGTGAAAGGAAATGGGCAATCTTTTACCCATAACACACTTGCTATTGTTTTTAAATCTACTCGTAATATTTTGTGATACTTTAGAGTAGCTTTTTTTGTTTTGTCTTTTCTAAAGAAATATCCTGTGT